AAAAGGGAGATGAATATGATATTAATTTAGTCTTAATGCCTGGTGTAATTGCAGCTCAAACCGGAGGTTCTGCATTAATATCAAAAGCAATTGACATGTGTGAAGCGCGCGGTGATTGCTTCGTCATTGCAGATCCAGTTGTATATACTTCTGCTTTAACGACCGCAGCTACTCAAGCTGAATCAAGAGATTCAAGCTACGGTGCAATGTATTATCCGTGGGTACAGATATCTGACGCCGATCTTGGTAAAAATGTATGGGTGCCACCCTCAACTATTATGGGTGGTGTATATGCATTTAATGATAAAGTAGCGCATCCGTGGTTTGCTCCTGCAGGATTAAACCGAGGTGGAGTTGATTCAGCAGTTCAAGTTGAGAGAAAATTAACACATTCAAATCGAGACACTCTTTATGAATCAAATGTGAATCCAATTGCAACATTTCCGGGGCAGGGTATTACAGTTTACGGTCAAAAGACTTTACAGAAAAAGGCTTCTGCTTTAGATAGAATTAATGTGAGAAGGCTATTAATTAGAGTTAAGAAGTTTGTTGCTTCTACATCAAAGTTCTTGGTATTTGAACAAAATAGTAAGGCAACTCGATCTCGATTTTTAAATATTGTTAATCCATATTTAGAACAAGTTCAAGCTAATTCGGGGCTGACCGCTTTCAGAGTCGTGATGGATGATTCAAATAATCCACCTGATGTAGTAGACAGGAATATATTATATGGTCAATTATTCTTACAACCAACTAGAACTGCCGAATTTATTATTCTCGACTTTACAGTTCAACCAACGGGAGCAACATTCGAGGTGTAACAAGAAGTAAAGTATACGTATTAAATAAAAAGAGTCATTTTATGGCTCTTTTTTTATTAAAAATTTATTATGTAATATTGAGTTTGTAAAAAATTATACGGTAAAGATATACTAATTTTTTTAGTTTTTACATATTTATATACGATATATGAAATGTGATAAACTTAGATTTAAAAAATTGGAGACTGTAAATGGCTGATCTGCTAGAACCCCAAGATATTATGTTTACCCCCTTCGAGCCAAAGCTCAAGAATAGATTTATTATGAATATACAGGGCATTCCAGCCTATACAATTAAGGGAATAAATAGGCCCAATATTTCATTTGAAGAAGTAGAGCTTCATCATATGAATGTTAAACGCTATGTTAAAGGAAAAGCAACTTGGGAACCAATAGAACTAACTTTATATGATCCCATTGTTCCTTCAGCCGCTCAAGCTGTTATGGAGTGGGTGCGATTATCTCACGAATCAGTAACTGGTCGCGACGGATATTCAGATTTTTATAAAAAAGATGTTTCTTTTAACGTTTTGGGACCGGCCGGCGATGTTGTTGAGGAGTGGAGTGGTAAAGGCTGCTGGATTACGGCTGCAAATTTTGGAGATATGTCGTTTGATGCTTCTGAGGCGGTTGAGATATCGGTTACTATGAGAGCAGATTTTTGGATACTGGTCTTTTAATATAGGTATTAGAAGGTTTTATAAAGGTTATAACACTTAAGAGGTTTCTATGTCAGCAGAACAACTAACAACTTTTAATGAAATAATTGAAAAGATTTTAGATCACGAAGGCGGTTATGTTAATGATCCTACCGATCGAGGTGGGGAAACTAAATATGGCATTAGTAAAAGAGCGTATCCGAACGTTGACATAAAAAGTTTAACGTTAGATCAAGCTAAAAAAATATATCATCAAGATTATTGGCGGGTAGGAAAGTGTGATGAAGTACCCCCTAGATTAAGATATATTTACTTTGATTGTTGTGTAAATTTTGGTATTTCTGGAGCTATTAAAGTATTACAGAGAACAGCAAATAGTAAAGGAGCAGATTTAAAGGTGGATGGTAAAATAGGGTCTAAGACAATAAAGAGTATTCAAAATTTAGAAGTTGATCGGGTTAGAGCATATAGAGTTTTAAGATTTGCAAAACTTGTAATAAAGAGACCTGAACAAGAGCGTTTTTGGTTGGGCTGGTTTAGACGATCAGTAAAAGTATAGGAGATAAAAAGATGGCTGAAGCACAAGAACAGAAATTTCCAAGTGAAGTTATAGATTTACCCAGTAAAGGATTAGTTTATTCTAAAGATAGTCCATTGCATTCTGGTAAACTTGAAATAAAATATATGACTGCAAAAGAAGAAGATATTCTTACTTCACAAAATTTAATTAAAAGGGGAATTGTTATAGATAAACTTTTAGATTCTTTAATTGTTACTCCAGGAGTTAAAGCTGATGATTTAATTATTGGTGATAAAAATGCTATTATGGTTGCTATTAGAATTTTAGCATACGGACCAGAGTATACTGTTGAAATAACCAACCCCTTAACTGATGAAAGAACAAATTGCACATTTAATTTAGCAGACTGCCCGTTCAAGCAGCTTCCGGAAGATGTTAATTATTCTAGCAATGAATTTAATTTTGAATTACCGGCATCTAAAATTCCTATAACTTTTAAGCTTTTAACTGGAGTTGATGAAGCTAAAATAGATTCAGAATTAAAAGCTATTAAAAAAACAGGATCATCTGCTGAGATTACAACTAGACTTAGATACCTTATAACATCAGTAAACGGTGATTCAGACAGAACAGTTATTAATACATTTATTAATAATATGTTATCACGCGATTCATTGTCATTGAGAGAAGAAATTATTCGAATATCTCCAGATATTGAATTAACTCAAGAAGTTGATATAGGAGGTGATCTGGTTGAGGTGAGCATTCCTCTAACCGCCCAGTTTTTTTGGCCTTCGACCGTCTGATAAACCCACACTTCATTCAAATATATTTGCTTTAATATATCACGGGCAGGGATTTACATTTTCTGATGTATATACTATGCCAGTATATCTGCGCAATTTTTATATAAAAGAACTAACTAAAATTAAAAACCAAGAACAAAAAGAGCTTAAAAAAGTTGGGAAAATACCAAAGAAGATTTCTAGACCCCCATTTTAAAAAGATAACTTTTTAAATTTTCACATGTTGTAATATTTATATACGAAGTAATTTATCATTTTTAGGAGATTTTTATGAAAAAAAAGAAATCATATATGCATAATAAGAATGTCTTATCTGAATCATTTATAGATAATTTATTAAAACAACTTGTTCCCGGGTTACATAAAAGAGCAGAAGAAAGATATCTTAAAAAGAAATCAAAACAACTTAACAGATTAGAAACTGAGATGGAAAAATCTGTTAGTAAACTTAATGGTATAAAAAAAGAGATAGAGCGAGGTTGGGAAGAAGCAACTGGTGAAAAAATTAAATTCGATGATCTTTCTATTGAAGATATATTGAGTAAATATAAATAAAGATATAATATGCCTAATAACGAAAGAGATATGAACAAATTTGGGGCGTCTATTAAAAAGGCAGAAAAGGCTGCTGAGAGCTTAACAAAGAAACTTCAGAAATTAGCTCTAGAACCAGATAAAGTTACTGCCGGATTTAAAACTACACTGGGTGCGGTTAGTTTGGTGGCAGAAGTAACAGAGCAGATAGTAGAAAATAGTAAGAAATATGGAGGAATCTATCTCAACGCGTTAGGTCCTCTGAAAAGCATTGGAAAACATGCAGCCATAATATTAAAATTAACAAAAAAAGAAAGTACATTTAATCAACTACGCGTTAAATTTGGTTCAATGACCTGGCGTTTTCAAAAAAGATTCCTTGGTGCAAAAAGTAAAGAGCTTGATTTGGCATATGCAGCAGCCGAAGAAGAAATGAAGATGTTGTCTATAAAAGGGGAGATATCAAAACTTGCAGAAAAGGCGGGGGGAGCTTTGAAGGCGCAGATAACAAAATATTTGTCTATTAGTGCAATATTTGGGGCGCTTGTAAAAATTGCAACGGGTTTTGCTGCTTTGATTGACAATTTGGGAGCTAGTTTTGGTGTAGTTGGTACTAAATCGGGCGGAATTAAAGATTCTTTACTTGAAGGTCACGTTGAAGCAACTAAACTTGGAAAGGGTATGGACGATCTTATACCAATTGTTAATACTTTATCTTCTGAATTTGGCCTCTCACTCCAAGCAAGTGCAGATATGGCAAATGCTATTTTGGATTCATCTATGGCAATGGGATTATCAGCTGATGAAGGAGCAAAATTATATGGTACTTTGATGTCAGTTGGGAAGTTGTCTCAGGAACAAGCAGAAAATTTAGCTGAGGGAACATATCAATTAGCGGAAGCTGAAGGTGTAGCACCACAAGCTGTAATGAAAGATATTGCAGAAAATACAGAAATTTTTGCAAAATTTTCTTCTGGCGGCGGTAAAAATATTGCTGAAGCGGCTGTTCAAGCTAAAAAATTAGGAATAGGATTATCAGATGTTGCAGGAATTGCTGAAGGATTATTAGATTTTCAATCATCGTTAAGTGCAGAAATGGAAGCGTCTATGATGATTGGAAGGCAGATCAATCTTCAAAAAGCTCGCGAACTTGCTCTTAATAACGACTTAACTGGAATGATGGATGAGGTGCTAAAACAGCTGGGTGGTGAAGCAGCATGGAATAAATTAAACATGCTTCAGCGACAATCAATGGCAAAATCATTAAATACTGATGTTGCAACAATGAGCAAATTGGTTGGTGAGCATGGAAAAATTGGAAAACAAAAATCATTTAGTGACTTAGCTGGTAAGGATACTATGTCATCATTATCAAGAGCATTGGCTTTGTTTACATCTATTGGAGCTGAAGTTATGAAAATAGTTGGTCCTGCTATTGAGGGAGTTGCAAATAACGTAAAAGTGTGGTTAGAATCCGGAGGATTGCAGAAGATTAAAGAGATTATGACTACAATAGCAGAAGGAGCTGTTGAATTATTAGACAAATTTGCGGAATGGCTTACACCCGCTGATGATCAAAGTAAGGGACTTTTGGCAACTCTTACGTCTGTTGGAGAAGTGTTTCTTTTGGTTGGTGAAGGTATTGGGTGGGTAACAAGTCATATGCCTGCTTTAATTGCAGCATTTATATCTTTCAAGTCAGCAGCTTGGGCGGCATCTATAGCTAGTTCTGCTGCTTGGGCTACAAAATCAGGTGCTATGTCGCTTGGTGTTGGGGCATTAGTAGCATTGGCGGCTATAGCTGCGGTGTATGCGACTGTTAATGCATTTTCAAGTGACGAACCTCAAGTTTCTGCGGCTAAAGGAGCAAACTTTTTTACTAAAGGCCCACAGAACTTATTAGTTGGCGACAACCCCGGTGGTGTAGAACATGTCAGAGTTGATCCAATTTCAAGTGCCGCGGCTGGAGCAGCAGCAGTTTCAGATCCAGCAGGTCCCACACAAACTACTCCAGAAGAAATTAGCACTGGTGCGTATGATATTGAAATACTCAAAAGCTTAAATAAAATGACTAAAGCCATCGGAGATGAAATTAACAATGAGGGATTAATTAAGAAAGTTGATAAGTTAGTTACAAATATGAATAGATATTTTGGATTTGACGGTTTAATGTATAAGAAAGGTATAGTTGTCAAAGATAAGGAATTTTAAATGGCATTAGAAAGTTTAAGAAGTGTTTTTGGAGATATAGATACACCACCCACAACTGATATTCCATCATCATTTGATAACTGGA